ATCCCACCGCCGATCTATTGGTCTGGTGCCTGGACGTGAATGATCTGTTGACTGTACCCTACACGTTCCAATTGCATCAACTCGGCGCTGGGCAGACCTTTCCTGGACTTCCTACCGGCGGCTTTGATGGCGGTCAGCTACGGCAGATTGCTAGCCTGATGCTGCGCGGCCTGACGCTGGGCGGTCTCGACGCCAACCAGGACGACGCGGCAACGCAGCTCGCCATCTGGCGCGTGGAGTATGGCGCGGCGATCGTGTTCGCTAATCTGCCCACCGCGCTGCTCAACCGCATGAACCTCGAGCTCGCCGACAGCGCACCTGGTGGATCGATCGATTGCCCGACCTGCACGCTCACTGTCCTGACCGACGCTGTGAATGCGCCAAACCAGGCGCTTGGGTTCGCGGTCAACGCCGTCCCCGGCCCCATCGCAGGCGCCGGACTGCCCGGACTGATCGCGGCCTGCTTTGGCCTGCTCGGCCTTGGCTGGCGGCGCCGGCGGCGCAACACCTAACGAAGTGAGCCGGTAGGCACCTGCCCCGCCTGCCGGCAAACAGCCCGCCGAGTTCATGGCCGCATCGCTCGGCGGGTTTTCTTCACGGCAAGGCGCGGCCCGGCGGGGCTCGGCAAGGCACGGCAGGGCAAGGCGGGGCAGGGCGCGGCCAGGCGCGGCCGGGCTGGGCAAGGCTAGGCAAGGCTAGGCAAGGCGAGGATTAGATTATCCATGGGCTACGATTACTGGAAGGCGACCGATCCCACTGACACCGAGTACTGTCGCTGCGGCCTATGGTGCGGCGATTGCGTCGCGGACGCCCACGGGCAATGCCCGAAGCGATGCGCCCCGATTGGCGGGCTCTTTGCGCACAACAACAAAAAGCGCCGTCCACGCATCTATGAAATCCAACAATTGGTCGCAGCGCGGTTCGGGATCAGCGTCGATGAGCTGATCAGCCCGGTGCGGGGAACACGGCTCACGATCGCGCGCTGGATCAGCATGAAATTATGCGCCCGGTATGTCTGGATGTCGTGTGCCGGCATCGCACGCGCACATCACCGCGACCACTCGACGATGTTCACTGGCATGCGGAAACTCGCTGCGATGCTTGACGCCGGCCGCTCGCCGTTCTGCGCGCACTTCGCCGCCATTGAGGGGCAATTGCGCGAGCAAGGCTTCCGGCTGCATGCGGTGTCGCGCTTGCATGGCGGCTATTTGGACAAATCCAAACCTGTGGAGATTGCGTCGTGAGTTCTCAGTAGGCGAGGCTCGGCAAGGCAAGGCAAGGCTGGGCATGGCGTGGCTTGGCGCGGCTCGGCACGGCGCGGCCGGGCAAGGCAGGGCAAGGCGTGGCTGGGCCGGGCGAGGCAAGGCAAGGCAATGCAAGGAGGTAGCGTCGTGAGTCTGTTAAGACCGAAGGAAGTCGCTATGCAATTGCGGTGTACGGTCGACCAGGTCTGGGGGTTCGTCCATGACGGGGAACTGACTTTCGTCAACACCGGCCGCGGCAAGAAACGGCCGCGCATGATGTTCGACCAGACCGATCTGGATGCCTTTATCGAGCGGCGGAAACGGAGGCGCACTTGCGAGTCTACAAGAACGGGAAAAACTACCGCGCGGACATCTGGGTCGAGGGGAAAAAATATAGTTTTACTTCGCGAATCACAGATAAGCGCGAGGCGCAAAAAGCTGCTGAGCGGCATCGGGACGGACTGATTGCGCAGTTCAAGGCCGAGGCGCAAGCCGGGGCCTCGCTGCAGCTCGGCGACGTGGCCGCGCGCTACATGCTCGACGTCGGCGACCATCATGCCGGCGCCGACAATACCGACCGGCTGGTCAAGCTTTTGCTGCATCATTTTGGGCCGCTCAAACCCTTGAGCGAGATCACCCACGACGATACCTTGGCGCTGCGGCGCTGGCGCCGCGCCCAGACGGCCAACGGCAAGAACGCGCAGCGCGTGTCGGCCTACACCGTCAACGACACCATCGAACAACTCAAGAAGCTATTCACGTATTGCAAGACAGGCGGCGCGACCTTCCCATGCGAGCCGCGATGGAAAGACCTCTGGCTCGACGAGCCGCGCGAGCACGTGCGCGAACTAAGCGCCAGCGAAAGCGAGCGCCTTGACGCCGCGATCGCCAAATGCCGGCCGGATTATTGGCCGCTGATCGAGTTCGCCCGCACCGTCGCCAAGCGCAAGGACAACTGCATCACGCTCGAATGGAGCCAGGTCCATTGGGACCGCGGCGTGATCGAGATCAAGGGCAAGGGCACCGGCGGCGGCAAGCCGATCTCAATCAAGATCGCGCCCGTAGTCCGCGAGCTGCTCTGGCCGTTGCGCGGGCATCATCCGAGCCGCGTGTTCACGTTCGTGGCCGAGCGCACGATCGACAAGGTGATCCGCGGCAAGCGCCACGTCTTCGTCAAGGGCGAGCGTTACCCGATCACTAAGGACGGGCTCAAGCGGGTCTGGAATACGATACGCGCGGAAGCCGGCTTGCTGACCGGCGAGAACCGGTTTCGCTTTCACGACCTGCGCCATGACTTTGCCAGTAAGGCACTGCGCGCGGTTGAGGGCGCCGCGGGCATCAAGGTCGTATCGGCGGCGCTCGACCATTCCGACATCGCGATCACGCTGCGCACCTATGCGCACCTCCTCGGCGACGAGGTCGCCGACGTGGTCGAGCGGCTGGCGCAAGAACGCCGCAAGGCGCCCAGGGCTAAATTGAAGGATGTGGGGTGATGGCACAGCACCAAGGCGGCCGTCCTATCAAGAAAGTGCCGAAAGGCGAGCGCACCCAGATCGGCGTCATCATCGGCGGCAATACCAAGGAGAGGCTACTCGCGGCGATGAAGGAGAGCGGTCGCACGATCTCGCGCGAGGTCGAACATCTGATCGAGAAGGCCCTCGCTTACGATGACTTGCTAACGGTTTTGAAAAATATTGCCGACCGGCTGGCAAAGGAACGCCGCAAGGCGCCCAAAGCAAAATTGAAGGATGTGCTGTGATGACCACAGATCATGAAATGCGAATGGAAGCCCTCAGACTATTTGAGGAAAATGAGGCGCTGCGTGGCACCATAGCTGCCATCGTCACCACGGCTGGTGGTGAGGTGGAAGGTCGGCCCACGCATTCAATAAACATTCTTCAGCGTATTCGGCAGCTCATTGAAATCGAACGCAGGGACAAGCGCAAACCGCCCCAACCTCCCAAAGCCAAATTGAAGGATGTGGGATAAATGGAAACAAAATGTCTGGAGGTTCGCGACAGCGGCACGTTCGTTCCGGTGATATGCATTCGGCCGGTGCCGGTGAACGAGGAGCAGCGCTATCTGCTCAGACGCGACGGTTACCGAGGCGATCCAAGCGAGTCCTGCATCATCTACATCAAAGCGCAGTGCCGGGGCGTTGCCTACGATTGCTATGACTGGCCGGCAAACCCGCGCACGCACCGTGTCGCCCACAACTACATCCAAGAGCACTGGCACGAGCTAAGGGACGGCGATGTCATCGATGTGGAATTTATCCTTGGTGAGACCGCGGCCAAAAAGGCCAGCGAGCGCGGAGGAATCTTTTGACCCCACCCATTTGAAGAAGCCAAATGGTAATTGCTCTGACCAAAACCGCCCCAGAAACCGCCCCACGGATTTGACCGATGAGACCTAACCCTTTGCGCCGTCGTGCTGATTTGGTTCCGGCGCGCAAGCCTGGGGGACTGGGGGTCGCGAGTTCAAATCTCGCCGCTCCGACCAAAAATCACCTAACAAATCAAAGGGTTTACGGCCAGTGGGGCGAAAACGCCACATGGGGTAAAACCCCGAACAAAACATTAAAACCGCCCCAACGGCCGCAGAAACCGCCCCAGAAACCGCCCCAGGAATTCGGGATCAGAAACGGAGCGAGAACGGCAATCCTGGCCGCCGTCCTAGCCGCACTCGCCGGTGCCGAACCCGCCCGCGCCGCTACCGCGATCGAGTGCGCAGCGCACAAGAGTGGCTCCGGATACTATTCGTGGCGTGAGGTGGACGGGCGGCGCTGCTGGTACCCAGGCCGCCGACGCCTGGCCAAGACTGATCTCTACTGGCCCGCAGAGGCGCGCCAGGCTGCGGCGGATCGAGCGCAGGCTACAACCCGCCCCACTCGGCCGCCGGCCGCACCAGTGCCCGCCCAGGCCGAAGCGGGCGCGTTGCTGATCACGATCGGCGAACGCTGGCCCGCGAGCGACTGGACGGAATTCTATCGAGGACTAGTATCGGACGCGGCGGTGGTCGCACCTACCGGCCCTCTGCGTCGCGATGTCCCCATCGACGACGGCCAGATCGGGCCGGCCGCCATGGACCGCCGCCACCCACCGTCACTGCTGCCGACTATGGTCGCGCTCGTGCTCGGCATTGCCATGATGGGCGCAGGCGCGATGATCGTTACTTCTGGCCGCAGCAATTGAAGACTTTGGCAGCGAAGGTCAACTTTCTGGCCGGCTTGAACAACTATGCAACTTTTACATATATGCGACGTGTGCATATGTTGCGGTCACGGCACCGGGCAGTTCCGCCCACGCCCAAGATGAACGAGAAACACAATGAGTTTTGAAAGATTGCTGGTCCCCGTGCTCGTCCTACTTGGGTTTGCTGTCGTCATTGGCGGCTTCTCATCTGGAAGCGGGAACACAACGAAAACTGCAGCCAAAACTGCAGCCAAAACTGCAGCCGAAGCTGCCGAGGTGGGGAACGTAGTGACCGTTCAATATCCCGCCTCCACGATCATGTGTGCGAAGCGGAGCGACATGGAAATTGTCTACCTCGTCGGTGAACAACAACTAAGGCAAACCATGCGCATCAATAACGACACATGGAAGGCTATCAAGGCCGAGAAGGCCGGACAAAAGTCTGCGATGGCCCAAGCTTACTCCTGTGAGTGGGCGCCGGATAAGAATGTCCGATTCACCGTGCAGCAGAAAGACATTAGCGGCAACGAACACTCGATGTTCCACACTGCTAATTACTGCCTGAAGCCAGCGACCAGCGACAAATGCTGGTGGATATCGGCAACAGCCACGGGGCTCGCTCAGATTGTCGTCGTCGAACGAGCAAAAGCAACCCAATAACCTCGCCTCGGTACAAACAGGAACCACAAAATGGCAACTGAGGACATGCCGGACAATGATGACTCGAAAGTTTGGAAAACCAATGACCTCACACCAGTACAAGGTCGCCCTGAAAACGCTCGGCCTGTCGCAACGTGAGGCTGGCGACTTGCTCGGCGTCTGCCATCGTACTTCGGCAGGCTACGCGATCGGAGAACGTCCCATCCCCAAACCGATCGCCCAATTGCTCGCACTCCATCTCAAGCAGATCGGATCAAAGCCAAATGGAAGGCGTCGAGTGGTGGTTTGATGTCCGATCTACTGAAATCAGTCCTCGCTGATATAGACAACGCTCTGGCCGATCACGATCGCAAGCGACAGGAAATCAAGTTTGCGCCATGGCAGATGGCGCTAACGTTCATGACTGCGGGCGCGGCTCTGTTCGGTGCCGCCATCGCCTTCGTTAAAGTGTTCGGATAAGGCAACAAAACAGTTATGGCCCTGACCAAGTGCAGCAAATGCGGCGAGCAAATTGACGATCAAAACCCATTGTGTGAAGAACCGTTCTGTCCTTTTTACCTTTCAGAAAAAGTCACACCAGGGCGCACACTCTTCGTAATCTTTTGGATGCATCAGGTCTTGTTCGGTCTGCCATGCCTTTTTCTTGGACTTGAGGTTGTGATTACGGGTCGGGCGCAGGGCGTTTTGAACGCAATAGCGTTGTTGCTGGTGTGGATCGGCGGTTCGCTTACTTGGGGGTTCGCCGTCCTGTTCAAGCGGCCATGATGGGCGCCGGCGCGATGATCGTCACGTCTGGACTGACGAGGCGAGACAATTCGATCAGGCTTTGGGATACGGATAGATAACCTCGACCTCATCGTCAGTCGTAATACCGAGATCGGCCATAAGGCTCGGCGAGAGGTCGGCCACGCGGCCGGTGGTCTCGTTCGGGCCCCAGTCAGCCGGAAACGCCGTCAGTGCAATCTCAGTGTCTGGCGAGCGCACCAACGCGACCTGCCCGGATGTGCGCAACATTTCTTTCGGCGTTACATCATAGTCCCACCGGCAGGCGATATAATGCACATGTTCATTGAGCCGGCGCGCGAGCCCGGTCGTTCCCGCAGGCTGCATCGGCAGGAACAGATGTTGGCTGTGCTCGTCGATATCGTGGATAAAAGCGAGCCCTTCGCTGGATGAAACCCCAGTGTCGTCGGGTCCGCCGAAATGCGAGACCTTGCCGGTAACGTGCAGCAGTGCCTCGTCCTCACCAGGCGACGGTGGCCGCGGCGGGCGATCAATACCCGCATCATCCTCACCGCCGAGCACGTCGGCAATCGCACTGCAGATTGCATCGAATTGATCCGCATAGATATCGCAGTCGGCCTCGCTATCGACGAAACAGACCTCGAGCAGGATCGCCGGCATCTCCGTGTTGTTGAGGAAAAACAGGTCAGTACGTTTTTTCGCACCGCGGTTGACGAAGCCGGACGACGCGATCGCCGCCGACACTTGCCCGGCAAGCGCGCTCTGCGTCACATAAAGTACCTCGGTCCCCATCGGTTTTGACACCTGCTCATAGGCATTGAAATGCACGCTGATGTCTAGGTCGCGGGTCTGTTTGTTGTGATAATCAACGATGGTGTGGAGGTTTTCGTTTTGCGAATGGCTGGTGTCGTCGTGAAACGCCTTCACGTCGATGCCCCTGGCTTGCAGCTCGTCGGCCAACTGTTCGACCACGCGCCTCGCCTCGTCGACCTCGTCGATGATGCCGGAAGCACCGCGCACATGCTTGCCGTGACCGGACGAGATAACGATGCGGCTATATGCAGTCATGGTTCAAACTCCAAACAAGATCACCAGAATGATCACGACCGCGCCAATCGCGAGCATGCCGAACAGGACAGCGCGCCAGTCGAGCGAACTCATGTCGGCGGTCCTTGCCGACAGTCGCGAATGTCTCTGACAAGATTGCTGATCAGCTCAAGCTGCGACTTGTTGCGCTCGCTGGCGTTGGCGGCGACCTCGCCCAGCACATAGGCGGCGAAGCTGAGAAAGCCGACGTTGACGACCAGCAGCGCGATCGCGAGCGGCGTCGACTTCATCGCCTCCAAAGTTGACGTCGCGACCTTGGCGACTTCCTCCGCGACCATTTGGCTACCTTACAGCCCCGATGAGGTGGACCGACGGGATGCCGAGCAATAGGGCGACCAGCATGTAGAGCCCGACGAGGGCGACCACGATCATATACCCTTTCTGCACGTTCGGAGGCACGCTTTGCCCCATCCACGACATGAACCATATGATGACCGCGCCCACCAACAAAAGGATCGCGACGACGATCGCGATGTCGATGATTCCCAACAAGATGCCACCAAGGGACATGATCGCCTCCTTATCAAAGGCTCGTCGAGTAATTTACATTGAGAGTGTCCCCATTCACGACCGACTTATCGCCGGTCGAGAACGTGCCCGCCGACCACAACACACCGTTGGTGTCGTCCTTGGTGGCGACCGCGCCTGAGCCGAAGCAAAGGAACGCGCCCTTGACGGTGCCCGTGCTCGTAATCGCAAACGACAGCGCCGCCGATAACGCCTTCGATCCCGATGCTGCCGCCGACCAAACTGCGGTTTTGCGGTTGCCGGAATAAGTCGGCGCGTTGGTGCCGCCGGCCTCAAGCCATCCCGAATGCGACGCCATCGTGTCGCCGGCCGCCGGACCCGTCGTGTAGGACACCGACGAGATCAGGCCCATGTAGGGCCCGACCACGGTGTATGCCGATCCGGCCAGGAAAGTATCGAGCGCCAAATTCTTACCGACCGTCTGCACGACGTTTTCGATCGTGTCACGCCATTTGAGTTTGCCGTCCGCACTGATGCATTCGACCTCATAACGGCCATGCGCCTCGGCCTGCTCGCCGAGGCCACTGCCGCGGACAACAGACGCGTCGTTATGCTCGCGCGCGTTGGCGCGTTCCTCAGTCATGGGTTTCTCCATTTGATGGTCAGGTCAGGACGATCTGGGGATCGAGGTAGTACGTCGTGCTCGGCTTCGCCGCTCGCACCCGCGCGTGCAGGTAGCCGGCGAGACCGGGCTGCGGTGAAGACAACGTGGCGACGAGCTTGAAGGGCGTCCAGCCGGCGCCGCTGCCGCCGCCGTTCCAGGTTGAGCTATCGGATGCCACCGCAGCGTTGGCAGCGAGCACGCTGGCCTTGGTCGTCGTGACTATCGTACCCAGCGGCGACCCGGACGCACTGAGGTATTCCACCTCCAACCAGATGTCGTCATTGAAAGGCAACGCACCCGCGTTGATGGTGCCGTAGACCGTGACCGTGACATTGGCGCCTGTAACCGCGTTCCAAATCGCGTAAGGCTCGGCCTTGAACGGCCGCAGCCATTGTGAGTTCGCTGTGGTGACGATCTTGCGCGACTGCGCCTGCCCGGTGGGATCGGCTGCGCCGCCGACACGGGTGATCGAAGTCTCGGTGGTCTCGGTACCTTCGTAGAGGTAGCGTGCGGATTTGTAAGCAGTGGCGCCGCTGTCGCAACGAACGAGTTGAATGGTTTGCCCGAAAGCCAACGGTGTCGGGATCGTCATCGACGCATTGAGCTTGCAATCCTTGAGCAGCCAATTACCCATCTGATAACTAGATGCTTGTTTATCGATAGCACCCGTAAATTGGCTAAGATCAATGGCCTCCAACGTGATGTTGCCCAACTGATTGTTGCTACCTTGTCCAAATAGCCCAGTAGGCACCGACGACCCGCTGGCGAGAATTGCTCCGGTATTTTGCCAGGTGAAGAGGGCAACACCTAGATTGATGTATTGTCCTGCATGCCCGAAATAGGCAGTGCAATTATTCCATATGACGACGCCTGCGGTGTTGGTGTTGATTTGCATACCTGCAAATTGGTAAGTAGTGGCGACTTTAAAAAGACAATTGTCAAAGTAGTAAAAAGCACCGGTTGGCCCCAAAAGCACAGACGCGCTGGTTGATTGTCCGGCACCGGCTATGAGCCCGATGCCGCGAACATAGATTCCGCCCCCCGAAGGACTGAAATTAATACTGGCCGCAGCCGTCGTTGAAACCGTCGCCCCCGCAGTCAAATCCGAACTGGCAGGCGGGTAGCTACCGGAATGATTGTGACAGAGTATCCGGCCCATAGTCGTATTGGATAGTGTGGGTGAAATGTTGATCGTCGTCGTCTGTGACTCGGCGTGGTTGTCGCCGACGTAGACCGTGTTGCCCGCCGCGAACCAGTTCGATCCGAACACGCTTGCAAGCCTGGCGAATGGAGCCTGCCCGCCGGTGAAACCGGAAACCGGGCCGAGCGAAGTCCATGTGGTCGTGCCTTCAGTCGTCGTCGTGCCAGCAGTGTCACTGAATGCCGGCTCGGACGCGCCCAGCGTGCCGGCCGTCGAGCAAATCTGATAGCTGGCGCCGTTGTTCCTTTTGATTATGGCGCCGAGCGTCGGATTGCCTGCCGCCTTCTGCGCAGTCCAGTTCGGCGTGTTGGTGGCATCTCCATTTAAAGACGCCGCGCCAGTGCATTCCTGAAAGGTCACGCCGCCGGATGTGTTCTTCGCGCCGCGCGTTACTGTCCACGACGGCTCGGTGCTGCTCGTGCCAGCAATAATGACGACGAACACACGCTCGTTGCCAACCGTCGGAGCGGTGAGTTGGCGAACTAATTGACCGGCCGAGTAAGCAGTCGAGGCGGCAAATTGCGGCACTGCGTAGTAACCAGTCGAAGACTGATTTCCAGCATTTACGTACCAAGTGGTGTCAGCGAAGGCCAAGGTCTTACCCCTCGATATAAATTACAGCCGGCGCCGTCGCGCCTGGCATGATCGGCCCGTCGAGCGCGAGCATGCCGCCAAAGATCAGGCCAGCAGTCACAGAAGCATTCACCAAGTCAGCCGCGCTCGCCGCCTCGGTCACCGTTCCGCTCACAATGGGTGCGGACACCACCGTGGCGTCTTGCGCGGAATCGGCGGCAACCGTTTCTGCCACCGCGTCACTCGTCTGGCGAGAAGCGGAAGCCGCATCGATCGCGGTTGCCGCCTCTACGATCGCGGCCGCGTAAGCGAGTCCAGCGGTGACGGTCGAACTGGCGCTCGCCGCCTCCAGCATGATCTGCCCGAGGAATGCATCGACGTGGTCGCCCACCGACGCCGGGTCGTCGACGAGCGTGGCGAAGACGACGTTGCCGGTGCCTGGCGTGTCCAGCGCCGCAGCAGCCTCGGCGAGATCGACCGCGATTGCCGCCCGCCGTTGCAGCAGGCTAACGTTACAGACGAGCATCCGCAGGCTTCTTGGTCAGCGCCGGCCGAGCCTTGCGACTGCTGCCAGGTGGAGGCGGATTTTGTTTTAGGCTTGGGTCAGGGGTATATTTTTTGATCCCACCAGTCCGATTGAATTGCCCGATTGGCTTTACTGTCGGAGGATCGGTGCTGTAGTCGAAACCTGTGGTCCCCGTATTCTTGCCATCGATCCAATTGTTGCTGCCGTGCAGCAGGATTTCCGGTTTCTTTCCCAACAACTTCTCTGCCGGCGCCGGCTGCACTGGCCGGTCATCTGTCGCAGGTTGTCCTTCCGGCTTGACCGGCATCAATGTGAAATTTCCATCGTTGTCCCTGACCGGGTGGCCATTGCCGTCGCGCTCGTAATCGATGAAGGCACGGCGGTTGATCTCGACAGCGGTGTCGAGCGTGACGTCAGTCCACATCTGGAACTCGGCCATCTCGCTACGAAGGATCGAACCCGGCAGTTCATCGATCCCCCACTCCTTGGTCGATGGAATACCGATAGGTTTCCCGTCTGTCTCAAGCCGAGCGCCGCTTAAGCTGTAACTCGGTAATATGTCATTTCCTTTGTAAGCTTCTTCCCAGAACCCAAAACCGGAATGACCCTCCGTGATGGATTGTGCAAAGCTGTGCGTGGTGTAATTATTTGTATTACCGGCGTGCCAAGCATTAAGCGTCTGCCGCGATACTAGATCATTTTTGTCGAGCCCCATTTCAGGAAATGCCCCAGTAAGACTTTGTCCGAAGACGTTTTCGTCGTCGATGGCAAGCCACACTTTACAAATAGATGAGATTGCTGGAGGTGTATCCACGACCCGCTCATAAGGGGGATCGGCTCCTTGAGTAACTATCGTAGAAAACAAAGTACCGTTCGCCTGCATCTTTCCGCCCATGTCGATGGAGAACAACACATGATGCCATTCGTCTGGCGTTACCAAGCATGAACGACTTCCTTCGAGGCCAACCATCGATCCTCCGATGAGGAAACTATCGTTGCTCGCATCTAATATTTGTTCGGTAACGTCGGTGCTTTGGTGATCGACATGAAACGGCGGCGGTTGGTACCCCAAAGTGGTGCCGTAATCGTCGGTGATGGTCGGGATACCGTTGGGAGGAGTCACTGCGTTCAGGGTAGTCGTAGCGTCGATCGTCGATGTGAACGCGATTCCTGCGCCAGTCCCCGACTTACTCAGTTGCAGATCGATATGAAAAATGAGGACGTCACCATTCGTATCCAGGTAGAACAAACACGGCGGAACTTTAATTGGCTCAGCAGCTTCAGTAAGAATTGAATCGTTACCAAGAAACTGTTGCATAACCGGAGACACCGAAAAATACGGTGTACTCGGACCCGAGTTCTTCCAATACTGAACGTTCATCGTTTTTTCCAAAGTCGTGCCAACTAGACGTTGATTTGTTTGCCGACCACCGAATGCCAACAAGTCTATGGACGTGCTATTGTCATAGGCTTTTGCCATGGTCTCTTTCGGGCATCGAAACCAGAACGAGATCACAGCCTTGGAAAAATTCGGGATGCCGCTGATGATTTGCAGATAGCTCATGCCTTCTCCCGATTGCGGGGAGCCTCCACCCCAACTGACCTTGATGCCACCGATCCCATCCCAGGCGCGTCCTGATCTTTATCGCCGAATTCAACGGCAAGCCCGCCCGTCGCCCAATGCACATTGATGATGCGGGTTAAAATGTCCTGAGCGAAGCCGCTTCCGGCGGACGCCATTAAATATCCGTCCGCAGGAACGGCAGCGTCACCGACAGACCGGACGGCGCGGCGTTGTTCGAGGCCGTCACCCGCAGAGCATAGCGGTCGCCTTCGGCAAAGTCGGTCGCCGTTGCCACATAGACCGCCCCAACTTGCCCGCCCGCGGTGTCGATCCCACTGCCCACCGTAAATGTGACGGTGCCGATCTCGGTGCGGTTCTTCTGTATCGAGATAACGATGTTGGTGCCGGTGGCGACGCCGACATCGAGATAGGCGTAGGCGTTCGCGTTGCCGTTGGCGAGATGCATGGTCCGGTTGGCAATGCCGACAAACAACAACTCACCGGCCGAGCGCTGGACCGTGCCAGGTACAAAAATCGCCGCGTCGTAATTGGTATCGCCGATCGGAACCCAAAGCGCATATAGCGGATTGCCGCTGCCGTCCACCGCGCCCGGGTCGAACACGGCCGGCAGTGCTGGCGTGGTGTGATCTTGCAGGACCTGGAAAATGCCCTGGCCTTTGACGCTCACAATGTTGGCGCGAGTATAGGGTGTCGAGTTCGACCATTCGCCGACGAACGTCAACGTCGCCACCGGCAGCAGAATGACCTGCGACGTTCCATCGGTGAAGTGGAACGTGAACGAGCTTTCGGTATAGGTGACGCTCTCGATCATCTTGCCGGCGGCAAGATCGGCGTTCAGCGCGACGACGCGCTGGTCGAGATCCCAGAAACTGCCGTCGACTTGCGCGGCACTATTGGGCGTGCCGGTGCCGCCACCCCAGGCGCCATCGGTGACATATACAATTGTCATTTTATGGTGACTGCCCGTCCGATTTGCGCACGAGGTTTGTCTGCAAGGTCTTGACGTTGTCCGCCGTTGGCGGGTCCGCATAATGATACGTTGTAGCAGACCCGTCTGGGTCTTTCATGATGGCCTTTTTGATGCGCTCGACATCGACATAGCTCCCTGAGTCCTCGTCGATAACGCCGCCATCGTCCTTTTTATAAATCCGGTCCACATCGTAAGTGCGCTCGGTTTCAGTCTGTGCGACCGTATGCGACGATGACACTTGCCACGAGTGCGGCAGATCGATCACGCGCCCGCCGCTACCGCCAATCGTCGCGATGCCTTGGGTGGGATCGCTCGCAGGCGCGAGAACGCGCGGCGCCTGCGGCCGGATATTGGGAAAGACAACCGGCCGGACGACAACTTCAAAGCCGCTCATGCTGCCTCAAGATCATAGCCGACTGGCACTTTCACATCAGTGACCTGCACCACATACTCGGTGGTGAAATCGCCAGTCATGCTTTTGAGCTTGAATGTGATCTTGGTCTCGACTTCGGCCAGCGCGTTGTTGACCGCTTCAGCACGCGCCGCGACGATAGCTTGCCGAGCGTCGTCACTGCTCGACGGCTTCGGCGAACTTGGCACCAAATTGCTCATGATGTGGGCCCGCTGGACGTCCGGCGGGTTCTCGATGCCAACCGGCGTCGCAAGCAAATGAGGCCCTGCAGTCAGCCCACCACCAGTCAATTCGAGACCATCATCATTTGGGTCCGATGCCGGCGGCGCATAGCCGACCGAGCTGTCGAACAAGACGATGCGCCCGGTAAAGACCTGATAATCGGCGCCGCAATAGTCGACGTCGCAATAGGTCGGTTCCCCGCCGGATGCCACCGCCGAGCCGCCGCGACCGATGGTGCAACCAATGCGTATTTCGCATTTGATCTGACCGTCATTGCCATCAAGCGCCAGCGAATACCCGATGATCTTGCCGAGTGCCTCGCCGACGCGCGGCTCGACGAGGAACCCGTTCTTGCGCAGGGTGATTTCAGGCATGCGCTCGAGCTTGGGTGCAAACGCGATTTCGACCACCCGCGCGCGTTTGAATATGTTGGCTCGGGCAACCGCGATCAAGTGTTCGAGGCTGCGATTGCCGCGCTCGGTCGCGATGTAGGACCGGCGCGCCGTGTTGCCGATCGGCACATAAGCATCGGCGCCCTCACCGATCGCTTCGCTCAAGTTGACAGATTTGATATCGGTGATGCTCAACGCCTCGCCATCCTCGGGATCGGTGAGGATGGACTGCACGTCGGCATAGAGGGAAAACAAAACCTGTTCGGTGCATTGCCGATTGGCCGTGTATGCAGCACTCAGCGTGGCTCTGGTGTAATTGAGCGGCAGGAACGAGCTGACGTCTGAATAGGAACGGCTGTAAGACGTCGCTCTGATCGCCTCCTCGCCGCCGCCGCCATAGGTGACCTTGATGTCGTCCTTAAGTAGGACTGTGCCGAGATTGATCGAGCCAGCCGGAGGGCCTGGAGTCAAAAAAGATTTCGTCTCGGTGAACGTCGTGTTGAAACTCGAATCGCCGAAATCTACCTTAAGCGTCGAGCCATCGGTCTTGGTGTGAACGGTGAGATCGTAAAGCGCCGTCGCGCTTGAATCGGTGACGACCCATCCATCGCCAATGCCTGCTCCCGCCTTCGGCCAATTGTCGGCGGTGAAAGAATATGAGGTGATGACGCCGTTCGGCCAGCCGGCAAGAATGATTGGAGTGAGATCGGTCGTCCCGCGTGCTTGTTGGGTCCAGGTGTATTCGGCAGTAACATCGACCCGCGACAGCGGCCCGCTGGTCAACGTAAGCCCGAGCCCGTCATAGAGCACCTTGCCGCCATCGCTGGCGCCGTCGAACTCGACGAGTCCGTCTTCGCCGTCGATTTCGTCCGAGATGCTGAGGACGTGGGTCTCGCGATCGTAGTGCCAGATCGCGCTATAGCCCTCGAGCACGACCTCCGGATCGGTGCGCCGCGCCTCGTCGATGACCACCTCGTCGTAATACGGCAGCACCCGCAACGTGTCGGCCAAATCTGCTTTCTGCGCCACGAGATCAATCGGCCGGGCCACGAATTCGAGTGTCACCAGTTCCTCGAATAAGCTCGTGGGCACGCCGACCAGGCGGCCACGAAAGCGGATAAGGTCCGGCCCGCAGTCTAAAGCAAACCAGCACCAAATCTTGCGGCCCGGCCCGAGCAGACCGATCGGATCGCCATCCACGTTGCGCGGTCGGCGGACAACCGCAGTCAGGCTCGCCGGGTCGCCCTCGTCCTGCTTCAACGTGAATGAAAAGATGTTCTCATCCCAACGCATGTGCCCTGGCCCGAAGACGTCCTCGCCAGGATCGATCCAGGCAAAGTACGGCATGCCGGCGGGCATTAGGCGATAACCCTTTGCTGTGCCTCAAGCGTCCACGCAACCTCGGCCGCCCACTCGTCGCGCGATGTATTCCAAGCCGTCACCTTGGCGAGAATGGTCAACACGTCGCCGGTCGTGTTGGCAGCACCGAGGCCAGGAATACAGGTAATAGTGATGTCCGTGCCTGGCCACGCATCGGTCAGCTCGGGGGCTTCATGGTCGGTGCAGGTGATGCTGACCTTGTATTGTCGGAACTGTGCAAGCGAGATATCAGCGAGTTCGCCGCGGCAATCGCGCGCCAAAGCCGCTGCTTGGTCGATCGGCGCGAGCGTCATGGTGATCCCGCGCACGGCGTACTGAGAAAAGTCGATGCCGTCGATCGCGAGCAACGTATAGGCAGGCATTTCAGCTATACCGACTTGGTTTTCTTCCGCCGCTTCGGACCTGTGACAGTGCAGCGGCCCTGCGCAATTCATCGACCACTCCCGATGAGGCGCGCAGGCCGGTGATCTCGGGCAACCCTGGGAAGTTGATGGTGACATGGTTCATGCCGCCACCGGCAAAAGCGGGAATCGAGATTGGCGCGCGCACCATGCCACCGAGCGCGAAGCGGCCCATGCCGTCGAGCACAGCGCGCAGGTTGCCGCCCGAGTGTCGCAGCGATTCCAGAAACGCCAACACGCCCGGCTGCGCCACCGCATGCGCCGGCATGATGTGTTCCCCGCGCGATACCCAGGACAGGTTCGAGTCGGATGTCCCGGTGCCCCGCCCGCCGATCAGACCGCCGCGGGCATTGCCAGAAATGTTGCCGTCCGCAGGCGCGGGTGTGCCGCCGCCGAAGCCCAACGAGGCCAGCATTTCATTCCATTTTTGTTTGATCCAGCCCCAGGCGTTCGCGACGGGCGTCGTAACCCAGTCACGAACCAACTGCTTGCCCTGCTCGACCTTGGTGCCGATGTAGCCGATAATCTCATCCCATTTTTGATTGATCCAGCCCCAGGCATTCTCGACGGGCGTCGTGACCCACTCATTAATGAAGGCCTTCCCCTCGGCGACCTTTTGGTTGACCCACGCAATGAGACCGTTCCATGTGTCCTTGATCCAGCCCCAGGCGTTCGCAACCGGCGTCGTGACCCACTCATCAATGAAGGCCTTGAGTGCCCTGTACTTTGCTTCAATGGCGTTGCTTGCATCTATCGCAGCCTGTTTTATTTCCGGCCAATAGATGATGAGCGCAGCCAATGCCGCAGCAATCGCCGCAAGTGCTGCCACAATCACCAAGGCCCATGGGCCGCCGACGATTGTGGCCAAGATACCGAAGGAAACTCCGAAGGCAGTGAATGCCGACGCCACGACCGTAGCCACCGACGCCAACGCCTGCAGTGCTCCCGTCATCGATCCGATGAGTGTCAACAGGATCGCTCCCGTACCAGAGATCTCCGTCCCGAATATGCGAGACATGATCGGCGCGAGAGCTACACCGGCACGGCGCAGGGCGAGAAAAGCAATAATGATCACGCCAATCGCCGCCGGCAATTCCTTGGCAATCTCCTTGATGGAGTCAACAAACTCTTTCACCCAAGGAGTCTGTACCGCGCCCTCTCCGGTGATCGCCCGCATGAAGTCGCCAAGTACTCCTTCAGACTGCAAAATAGACTGCTTGATAGTGCGGAACGCGACATCGGCCGAAGCCGCGAACAGCCCCCAGAATGATTGAAAGTCGCCCGCAAACAGCGCCGCAAACGCCTGCTTGAATCCCAATATTGCATTTGGGATCAAGTCCATCGCCTTGGTGGCGCCCTCCTTGATCTGATCCCAGAACAGCGCCACCAGAGCGATGAGCGGAATCAAGATGGGCCCGAACCCGGAGAACAACGAAATCAACAGCGAGAATGGTGTCAGCACCACTTGGATGCCCTTGAGCGCGATCGCCAACCCGGTGGCGGCAATCGCCGCAGTTATGAAAAATGCCGCTATGTCGGTTGATTTTACTCCCTCAAGATTGTCGGCGATCTGCCCGATAATTCCCGCAATCATTTCACCAGCCGGGACCAGGACGTCGCGCCAAATCCCGGCCAACTGGTTGCCGAGCGCGACCAAAACCTTGAACGCGGTTTCCGCCGGACCGCTGGCAAGGTTTTCGAGGAATCCCCCTTTCTCTACCTCGGACAACCCGAGCCAGTTTTTCAGCAACTCCCGTGTGCCGTCGACCAGGTTTGTCAGCCATTCAGCTCGACCCAATGCACCACCCAGAAACAGCGCGCCGATCTGATCTCTGGTGGCGCGGACGGCCTTGCCAAGATCATCCCACGCTTCCTTGACTTTTTTTGCCGTGTCTACCTGCTCTGCCGTCAACTCGCGCGAGGCCTTGAGCGGGTCGGTAATCGCACCCGGCGCAGTAGCCAGGACTTTGATCACTTCCTTCCAGTTCTCGCCAAATAATTTCACGCCTGCTGCGGCCTGCTTCGTGGCATCCGGCATCCGGCTAATGGCCGTCGCAAGCTCGCGCAGTACGGCGGCGTTATCACCAGTTCGGAGTGAATTGATGTTGAGGCCGAGGTCACGAAACAGCTTCGCCAAGTCGCCGGTTGCCTTCGATAGTGAACCGCTGACGACAGTGACTTTGTTCCCACCGAAATCGAATTCCTGGAATACTCCCTTGAGCTCATCCCGCATCTTGTCGAGTTGCTTATTGGCCGTGTCTGCTGATTTTACAAAATCTTCGTTGGATACACCCGAGCCAGCAATGGCTTTGCGCAGCTCTACCCACTGCTCAGTGGGTATCTTCAATTTCTCGGCTTGGTCGGCGATAGTGGACCCGGTTTCTACCGCGCCCTTGGTTAGAGCGTTGGTGATGGCAGCGATGGCGCCAACAATGCCGGCGGCAGCAATCTTGAACGCGGTGGCGGTTGAAATAAGTCGCTGACTGGCCGACTGGCCGGAAACCGCGATCTGTTGCGAGGCCTGCCCGATTGCACTCCCGACCTGTTCCGCTGCGGCCGCGGTTTGCTGCAATCCGGACGCGACATCGAGGGCCGACTTTACACCGCGGCTTCCGAACGAGACGACGCTTTCGGCCAGCCCCTTGAATTGATCTCCCAGTTGCGCGCCTGCGGCACCGAGGCGATCGAATGCCTGCTTGGTTTGGTCTACTCGTGCCGGATCAACCTTAACATTCGAAGCGGCGTCGCTGATCTGCTTGAACGACTTCTCGCCGGCCTTGCCGAGATCTTCCAGCTTCTTGCGGATGTCCTCCGAGCCCTCAAGGCTGATGCGCTGGCTTATCGTGTTGGCCATCGACGGTCAGCCCCTGCCCTTGATCCGCTGTTCATAGAACTCAGTCATGCGCCCTGCAGCCAGTGCGAAGATAGAATACAAATCCAATCGCTTGCGGATGGTGACTTGCGGCACACCGACGAACAGCGGCCCGAGACTTCGGTTGCCGGCATCGAACAACAGCGGCGGCTTCCCAGCGACATTTACCGAAACCAGCTTGCGGCCGTATTGGCGCGGTGAGCGGATGACTGCGGGCAGATTCCGCTCCAGCGGCAACCACAACAGCGGCCGACCCCGGATCGTGACCCCGCGCTCGAACACGCCCGCGAACGGGATGGTATCAAAGATCAGCGCCGCCGGATCGCCGCCCTTATTTGGGAAAAATCTCGACTGCAGCGCTGTTCGCCAACGTGCCGGGAACCCGGCCGCCGCGATATTGGCCCGGCCCTGCGCCACCGCAAATGCAGCAGCGTCCTTTACCGCGCCCGCCCTGGCCTCGTCGATGTCCCGCGCGATCTCCTTCATGAGCCGGTCGAGGACCGCTTCCTGCGCCGAGAAAATGAGCTTCATGTCAGATTGGCGCCAAAAAACAACTTTTGGCGGGAAATGCCAACTCTTTCCCTTTGCGCCGGCCCCGGGCACCTGCGCAAATCTGCTGAAAGACAAAACCAATTAGAGGCAGGAGCACAATGAGAAAGATGCTCGCAGTTAGCATTGTCGTCGGCGGAATATTCGCGCCGCTTGTCGCAGCCGCACAGCAAAAGATGCCGTCTCCGGATGCGGCCTTCACGGCCGAGGTCCGCCAGCGCCTCCTGCAAAGCAAGAAAACGAACGTCGATTCCACGCAACCACCACAGCCACCACAACTGCCGCCAACCCCTAAGATCGGCGAGGATGTCGGCCAAGAATATTTCCGCTACATCGAAAGAAAGATGAGCTATGAGTGCGGCAAAGAACTCTATCGGCTCATAAAATATGAAATTCGGGCGCCCGGTATTTTTTGGGGCAAGAACTCTGGTCAAAATGCTGCATTCCTCTTGAGTTATACGCGATTTAGTTCTCGTGTTGCCGAAGACGGAACCATCCGTCTACTCGGCGACGAGGCCGAGGCCAAAAACGGTCTCGGTAATTGGATGCCCATCAAATATAGCTGCACAGTCGATGTTGCGTCCCAAAGCGTTCGCAATGCAACAATTGAAGCGGGGAAACTTTGATGGAAGCTCACCCGCCCAACTCCTTAAGCCTCTTCTCGATTGCTTCCTTGTTGCCCTGCGCGCCGATGGCGATGATCTGCAGATTATTTGCCCGCTCAATGCGGTCGAGCTTATCGCTGAACTCAAGGTAAGCATCGATCTGACGAGGGGTCAGCATCATTGCAAAGTCTGGCGGGAATCCTCGGCGGATGAGGGCTGTGATGTTAATGGCGATTTCCTCAAGCGCATTTTGACTGTCTTTGCTCTTTCGCCCGCCCCGCCGCCCATGAGCGTGGTCACCTTCTCCACGAAAGAGCCGACTCCGTTTGGGAACATGAGTCCCAGAATTGCCGTCAACAACTCCACCTGTTCTTCCAACAGCAGCCCGCTGGCTTGCTGTTCGTATTTTTCATCACCGAGATGACCGCAGCCGGCGGCGATGATCGGGCCGATAGACGATCCGCATAACTCGATCAGCAGTCCGACGATGTCATTGGAGCCACCGCTGAACACCTTTCTCAGCTCTGGAAATCGCGATGCCAGCAGCGCCGTTGCCGACGCATTCAATCCGCGCACAACCAGCCGCTGGCCTTGAATCCTGACAACCGCACTTGCGGTCGATGGCGCAATATCCAACAAGTCGGCCATATATCAGCTCCTTCAAGCAGGCGCCCGCACCTTATGGGTGGTTAGGCCGCCCGCCGGCTCGTGGACGGTGAACACGCCGAAGTCTCCGGTGGTGTCATCCTTCTGCACCTCGGCCTCGATCTCCAATGTCGTGAAGTCGTCGCTGTCGGTGATGAGCTTGAAATCGCCGCTCGGATTAACCGAGATGCGGCCGGTGAAGTCGACGTGCTGGCCGACATCGTTGGTGCCCTCGACTTTGATGATCCCGGCGATCTCGGTCTTTTTGAAAGCAGATACAGCAACGCTACCGTCAACGTCGGGAGCCCCGACTTCGCCCAGAGTAAATATGCCCAAATTCGGCGCGTTGATTTCGTCGAGCGTCATCTTGATTGTCGCGCCGACTTGAGTGATTGCGGTGAAGTCTTTGACTTTGATCCCTTCTCTGCTCGAAAAGTGCTCTTTCTTTGCGATCGTCGGCGTCCATATGAACGACGGTGCGTTGCCGAGATCGAGGAAGGCGGTGGCGCCATCCTCCTTGAACGATACGATACCTTTGCCGATGTGATAGTTTTGAATACTCGGTGACACGGGCATGGCCTTTATAGCTCCTCTATCTTGAGTGAATATTTGAAGACGAAGTCAACGACCAGCGCACCTTGCAGCGACCGGCCCCAGCCGAAGTCAGTCTGATCACCGAGATAGCGGACGGCCCCATTCGTCCCGACGAGCGCTGTAATCGTGGCGTCGTTCACCACGCGCTTGATCACCTCTCGTCGGAATACGGATAGTTCTGTCCCTGCTGCGTTTGCCTGCTCAATGATGACGATGTGCGGCGTCATCTGCGTAATGTACGACCGCTTTGCCGGCCGCCCCGACGTTATGTCGTCCGCGCCGTTACTTTGCTCGTCAGCATCGAAGACAATGCCGGCCGGAAACTGGTCGGGCGGAACGTCGGTATTGTTGCGTTGCGCCCAGCGAATATTCGGAATGCCTGCGACCACCTCGAGCAGGCGATCGAGGATAGCCTCGCGGACGTCGGTCATATCATCGGACTCGGCGAGCAAGGATGTTCATTACAAGAGCCCCAAGGATTCATTGGTCAAAGCAAATGGTCCGAAGTATTTAAGAGCAGCAATGTCATATGCCTTTGCAGCCTCGACCGCGGTGGTAAATCCGCCAAGACGAACGGTCTCTCCTTGAAACTTGATCCGTGCCACGTATTTGCTTCTGTCCTTGTACCAACTGACTCCCTTCAATCCAGTCATTGAGCCTTTGCGCAGATTTGAATTTGCAACATTCTCGGACTGGGTAGCTGGCCTGAGATTAATCAACTGTGCATTTCGCACATTGGTGTCGATATGATCCAATCGCTTCACCGGAAGTAACCCCTCCAGTCTCCACACTTCGTGATGAAGATAGATTGACCGATCTCTTTCTCGCCTGCGCGGATAGCCCTCGCCAATGAATGTCCAACAAAACTGGCTCAAGTACCCGAAGTGCTTATCGTCCACCTGGGCATGAGCAACGGTTCTAAAAACAAGAGTTCCGGGATGCCAGTTGTTCCCGCTTACCCGCTTTACAATTGGCAGCAATTGCATGGCCTACCTCATCGTACTCTTCTAGCAGATATATAGCCGGTCACGCTCACCGTTCCGCCGCCGAAGGTCGCGAACGCCACCAGATACACTGGCTTCGGCGTGCTGGTGTTGACGCGAATGAGGCTCGTTGGCGTTGTCTGGGTCTTGTTCGAAGGCATCGAACTCGCCCAAATCTGCTGCATGATGGCCTTGCCTGTGGCCACGTCGTTGTCTGACGGCAACGTCGCCGCCGTCTGGCTCAGCGCCGCAATGACGGAATTGGGCCCGGTGTTGGCCGGCGAAAAGATAACCACCCCGCCCACGTTCCAGTCGCCAGGTGACAGGGTTATGTAGGTGACGTTAATCGACACGTTCGTGGTCAAGGCGATTCCGCCAAAATTAGTAGACGAGATAACCTCGCCCACCATGCCCGCAGCAGCATCGCTTCCGTCGGTCACGCCTTTGATCGGACCAGTGTTCGGAACGTAGATGAGGCTGTCGGTCCCGAGCTTGGCTAGGTTTCCAGCGTTGGCGCTGACGGAAGTCGGCCCTGCCGGTCCAACCGGGCCTTGCGGGCCCGTTGTGCCAGCGCTGCCAGCATCGCCCTTGTCGCCCTTTGGCCCCTGCGGGCCCGTCGCCCCTGGGGCTCCGGTGGCTCCTGGTGCGCCAGTTGCCCCTGCCGGCCCCTGAGGACCAGGAACGGTGGAATCCGCACCAGCGGGCCCCGTAGGCCCGGGCGGACCCTGTGGACCGGGAACGGTGGATGCCGCCCCCGGCACGCCTTGCGGTCCGGCTACACCTGGCTGACCCTGGGCGCCCTGCGGTCCTTGCAACCCTTGCGGGCCTTGCGGGCCAACCTGACCCTGCGGCCCCGGGTCGCCTTGCGGCCCTTGCGGCCCAGGAGGTCCGGCCGGGAGATTCGGTCCCGTGAGCGTGCCGCTGATCGAGAGATCGCCGTTGAGGATGATGTTGCCGTCGATCGTGCCACCGCGATGCACGTTGAGATCGGCAGCGCCGGCAACGACAGAGACTTGCGCCGCGCCCTTCAAGCTCAGCTTGGCTTGACTGACCACCCCGCCGATCGAAGAGTATCGCACCGCATTGCGCGCGAACGTGCAACTCTGTGCTGTGCAATTACTGGCCGTGGCTTCTGATAGTTCAAAATCACTGCCTTCCTCGAGCAGCAGCGTGACCGGATCGCCATCGCGCACGCCGGCATCGTAGGGGCGCATGTACCGCGGCTCGGGGTCGGTGACTACGACATTGCCGGTACCGAGCGTGGCCGTAGGGCACACAACGCGGTCGAACGGCGTTCCCATCACGGTCATTAGATCGCCCCTCCCGCAATCGAGCGGCTCGACACGGAGCTCGACACAAAGCCGCCGCCGCCGCCGCCGTTGCCGGCGTTGTACTCTTTCAGCAAAAACCGCACCTCGCCCAGGTCTTCGCCGTTGGGACTGCCACGCAACTCCCAGGAACGCACCGTCCAGGTTCTGCCGTTGAAAGCGAGCGGCGCATCAAGCCAAACATCGCGAGTGATACCTTTAGCATCGAGTTCATAAACACGCGCGAAAGCCGCAGGCCCGACGCTGCTCACCTCCGCTGTCTGGCCTCCCCCTGAGACCGGGAGCGCCTTCGCCCGGGTAGCGTCAATGACCGTGATTTCCGTAGTGCCGATGACGGCCGGCACGCCGATTACCGCGTAGACGGGATCATACAGCAGCGCGCTATAGTCGACGCTCACGCCATCCACCGTTCGTGCTCACACATGAAGGCGCATGTAAGCGTTGAGCAAGGCGTTGACGGTGTCGGTTGCCGCCTGCAGCGGCCCAGTGCTGCCAGACTTGCCACCGAACATCTGCACCGGATCGAAATACTGTATGCGGGTGTCTTGATGCGAGATCAATCGGACGCCTTTGGAGGCATTGATCTGCGCCTGCAGCCGCGCGGCCTGGATCAAGAGCCCGGTCGCTGCCTTGAGTGCCTGCGGCGCCTCGTCCGGCAGGTGGTAGCCGCCGCTGTAGGTTACCATGACCGGCTCGGTCCAACGCCCTTCGATGCGCAGCTTGCCGGAGCTGTTTTCGATCTCGTAGCTCGCCGGGTCGAGCGTTGAACCTCGCGGCGATTCCACCGCCGTCAGGTCGGCGTCGGCGACCGGGTAGCGCGTCAAGAACAAACGCGGAGCGTCGAACGGCAGCAAGTCGCCGCGCCAGGTCTCTTCGACTGTCTCATAAGCAAACACGCGATTGCACATGGTCGCGACCACGTCGCTGTACTGATCGATCCACAACTGCAGCTGCGTGTCCTCGCCGGTGTTCGTCGACGGCACGTTGAGCATGGCCTTCAGCTCGTCCAGCGTCAGTAGCGCATAGCTATTGGCCGGCGTCAGCACCTTGACCCAGACATCCGCCATCAGCGCGCCTCGTCGTGGAACTGCTCGAACAGTGCGCGCAGTTCAAGCGGTGGTGCCGGGCTTTGGTCCGAGAGGATCGGCGTGGCCGCATAAGCCTTACGGTCGATCGTCCAACCGATGATCAACGGCGCCGCCGCACCCGGCAACCCGCGCACACCAGGCTCGCCGCGTTCGCCGGTGTCGCCCTTCGGCCCCTTGATGCCAGGCTTGCCGGCCGAGGCGATCAACTGCCAGCCCTCGCCCGGACAACGGCCGGGCTGGTCGCGCCGGGCAATGAAGCTCGAACCGCCGAGCGCGACGATATCGAGCGCCGCATAGGTTTCGCCCTCGCTCCAGGTGCCACGCACGTTTGGCATCGCTGCGTCGCGCCCCTTGGCGGCGATGCAAAGCCAATCCTCGTGCGGTGGCGCGCGGGCGGTATCGCAACGTGCCTGCCAGGTACTGCCCGAGGCAAGCACAACGTCGCCCTCATAATGGACCGCGCCCTCGACGAATGCTTTCGCCACGCTCAAACGCCCCGGCGCACCTTGCTCGCCGCGCTCGCCTTTCTCTCCGCGCTCGCCTTTCTCTCCGCGCTCGCCTGCCGCACCAACTTCGCCTTGCTCACCCCGAGCACCTGCTGCGCCAACTTCGCCTTGTTCTCCGCGTTCGCCTTGTTCTCCGCGTTCGCCTGCCGCCCCGGCTTCGCCCTGCTCTCCGCGCTCGCCTGCCGCGCCAACTTCGCCGCAATTGCCTTTCTCGCCCTGCTCACCACGTTCGCCCTTCTCTCCGTCCTTGAGCTCGCCAAGCCGCGCCATGACCTGCGCCATAACGTCAGCACGTAGCTCTGTAACTTCAGCCCGCAGCGTTGCGATGACTTCGGCCGCCTGCGCCTCGATCAGAGCGCGCTCGCGCTGCCATTGCCGGCGCTCGGTGTCGAGCACCTCGCCGAGCGCCTCGCTCCACGCATCAAGCAGCGGGTCGGCGTCGTCCGAATCGGTCGGCACTGGCATGAATGCTTCGGACCTTTCGTGCAGTGTCATCGCGGTTGCCTTTTTGCGGCGGTGCCGGTGTTGGCGGCTTTGACTGCTCGTTCGGCGCTGGCGGCGCCGCGATCGGCGCTGATGGCGCGACCGGCGCGGGAATCTTGCCGACTTGGCTGAGCGGTACGACCTGCTGCTGCACGCGCGGCTCGTCGCCGTAGGGCACTGCTTCATAGCCTTCGAGCGCCCGCGCTTCATTCGGCGCGAAGATGCCGCCTTGCACACCGCGCGCAAGGCTTTCGATGCGGTCTTTCATCGCCGAGCGCAGTAGCGCTTCGGTGTCGAACTCCACGTACTCGTCGGGCTGTCCCTGGAGGTCGAACAACAGCCCGAGCGATTCTTCAATGTGATTGAGCGCGAACCCCAAACCGCTGGCGATCCAGCTCTGCATCAGCAACTCGGTTGAACTGTAGGTCGTGCCGCCGATGCCGAGGATTTGCAATGGGATGCGAAAGGCGAGCGCAATGTGCTCGTTCGATAGCTTCAGCATCTCCGCGGTGGCGGCATCCTTGCCGCTTTGCGACCAGGGCAGGACCTTCAGGCCAGAAGTAAGGATCGGTGTGCCGCCCTGGTGCAGGCCTTTTGCCTGCTCGTTCCATCGGTCGCGCAGGGCCTGTACCTGGTCCTTGTCGAGCGTCAGATCGGTCGAGATCACGGCCGATGGCCGCGCCTGGTTGAGATAGTAGCGCAGCTGCTGCTGCCCGATCGCGCTGTTGATGCCGATATCGCTATAGGCCGCGACGATCGGGCTCTCGCCGACCAGCGGCGACGGGTAGCGATGCTGCACCGTATGCAAGCGGATGTGCAGCACGTCGCGTTGCGGCACGAGAATCGGCTCGGGTCCGAACCGCTTCTCGACAACCTGGTTGCCGTGCAACTGATAGAAAATCTCACCGTTGCTGGCGAGGCGCGGATAGGACAACTGCGGGTCCATCAGGTGCAACTCGTCGATCTCGAACCGCGCGTTGCGCAGCCCGAGCGCATAGGTGTTGCCGTAAAGGTAGAGCGAGCGTGTTGCGTTGAGCAGAAAATCACTGATGGATTGATAGTCGTTAGGATGACGAAGCAGGCGCGAGAGCGACGACGTCTTGATGCGCTCGCGCCCGCCTTTGTCGTTGAGCCGCCAATGATCGCCGGGACACATGGCGACGGTTTGCGAATAGGCGGACACGCAAGCCTCGACCATCGCCGATTGCGTCGATAGCCCGACGATGTTGTGCCCGTTCTGCCACCAGTTCCAGCTGTCGCCGACGTCGGCCGGAAGCCAGCCGCCGCTGACCGGCAGCAGCCATGGGCCGGCGTGCGGTTCGCCCTCGGCCTTGCTAAGCGTCGGAACGCTCCCGGCCTTGACGCGAAACCGCGGCTTGGCGACAGCCGTCTCAGTCATACTTTTTCTGGCGTCACGCTGCGGGTCGGATAGGCGCCACGGCTCGCCGGCTTGCCCGGCTCGACCTGCCGCGTGATGTGGCCGGCGGTACTGCCCAGCGGCGCCGGCTGGTTGATACCCGGATCTGGCGGCGAGCCGTCCGGCTCGTGCTCGATGATATGGACGCCCGATGCCGCGAGATCATTCTCCTCCTGCGTCGGCGTCGGCTTTACGTTGCCGCCGCCGAGCGCATCGCGGTGTTCGGCGTGCGCCTTTTCACGCGCTTGCCGCTCCTCGGCGAGGCGCTTTTTGACGGCTTCATTTTGCGCTTCAGTGGCGCGAGCTCGTTCTTGCGCCTGTGCTTGATGATCGGTGTCGGTCACGATGGACCTCCTTCTGTTATGGGAAAGTTCAGGATGAACCCCAGGCTACCATGTGACCCCGGCAACCCAGGCGACGACGCCCGCGCGGCGGATCGTCCAGTTGGTCGGCAGGATCAACCGCAGGGCAAGCGAATCCGTCTGCCACATCGATTTGACCGGCGCCGCTACCGTGGCCGGCGAGCCCGGCGTGCCGATGTCGAGCGGCGTGGTGTCCTCCATGTGCAGCGTCGCCTGGTCGCTGATTTCGAAGCGTGGAGCATCGCCGCCCACCGCAACGAAGTCCGCGGCATCAATGGCAATTACGGTGCCGGCCGGGACCGTGCCGGAATCGATGATCGGCCAGCCGCCCAACTGACCGGCTTGAATCTCACCACGATACGGGAACACGCCTGCACCGGGAGCCGCAACATAGAGCGCGCTGTTGATCTGTTGCGGATTCATCAGCCAAACCGGGTTGCGGACATTGCCCCTGGTGCCGGTGAGCAGAGCCCCGGAGACCGCTTTGATGTCGCCGGTCAGCGCCGCGAAGCCGCCGCCAGTCGTCGCCGTAAGGGCGCTAACGCCGTTCAAGATGCCGGCCGGGCGCACGGTCGTCGCCGCGTTGGCGTCGAGCAGCACCGAGTCGAGCGAAATTGCGGTGTCTTCCTGCACGGCGTCGCGCAGTAAGCCCTCGATCGCGGGCACCGAATGGTCCTGGATTTCCCGGGTCCAAGTCGTGATGACCGCCATCTTCTTTGGCGTCAGCGTTTGTGATGTAAACAAACCCTGGCGGACCGGGATCGGCAGTCCTTCGCCGACGAACGAGCCGGCGACGGTCGGAGTGGTCGCCCGCGTCGGAATGAGGATTTTTCCCGCAGGGCCGAAGCTCAGCGACAGGCCCTTGGCCGCCAGCCGCGGATAGATCGCCTTCGGATACAGCACCTCCATAAAGGCGGTGAACAGCGTCTGGGATAGCTCGGCGGCCCATCCGGTTTGCGTGGTCGTCGCCACAGTAGAAGCGGCGCGCTGCGTCCATTCGAGCACCGCGCGCGTGCCTTCATCCTGGCCGTAGATTTCCACCAGCTTCTGCTGGAAAGGCGCGCGATCGCAATGCGCTTTGAGCATCACGGTGCCAGCGCGCACCAGATGATCGAGGGCACTCAGTTGTTTTTTGGGCGCCAGGCTGAACGGGCGCGGCGTCAGAACCGCAGGTGCGGTGACGATCGATGATTGTGCCGCCCGTGCTGGAACGAGTGCGCGAGAGCCGGTTCCATCGTCCGACGTGGAGGCGAGATGACGCTCGGCATCGCGCAAGCCGGCCAGCGCCCGCTCTTCTTGGTTGATCCGCTCGGTGATCCCGTTAGCGGTGCTCAGCTGCTCGTCGCTGACATTGGTTTCGTCGGTCTTAGTCCAGTGCTCGTTAAGTTGATCGCGCAGCGCGTTGAGGCGCTGCTCGGTAGCCGTGATGCGTTGAGCAAACGACGACATGGTCGTGCCCTTTCTGATGACTTGCGGTGGTGTCTCGGCTTGCCCGCCGGTGAGCCCGCGCCGTCTGCGCTGATGTCCGTTGCCTTTCCCGGCAAACACCAGATCGATGGTGGCAGGCGAAATGTTGAGCGACTTGGCGACCGCCAGTGCGTTCGGATTGGCTGGAACCGCAACCAAGCTGGTTTCCATCAACTCGGCTTTGGTGAAGAACACGCCGAAATCGGATTCCGGCCGCGGCCTGGACTCCTTTGGGGCGAAGCCCACGCTGACGGCGCGCAGAATGTCGGCGTCGACCAACGCGCGGATTTCATCGATGCGTGGACTGGTGCCAGCCGCTGCGAGCTCGAGGCGGCCGCGCAATTGCTTATCGACGACGCGCAGGTTCTTCCATTTGCCGATCGGGAAACTACTGTTGTGCCCGAACAGCGCGATCGGATTCTTCTGGAAGTTCGCCAAGTCCCAGCCATCAGCCATGATGACGTCGCCCATGCGATCGGGCGTCTCGTCCGACAGCACATATTCGAGCCCGCCTGTCTTGCCGGCATGGGTCTTGTGGCGGATGTCGCCATTTTTAGCGCTGCGGTCCTCGTCCCAGGCGTCCTCCCAGATCAGTTGGCAGACGTCCTGATCGCCGATCTCATTGCCGCAACGGCTCATGAAATCGATGTAGGATTCATCGAGCGCGGGATAGAGATCGCCCTGGCGCTGTTGCATGCGCATGTCGGACTCCTGCGATGTAGTGTGTGATTTACTGTGTGGCTTCAACTGTATTGTCTAAAAAATAGTTGAGATAATTTGTAGTATTCGCGTTTCTATACTTGCACTATTCTTCGAATACTATATATTACTGACATCAGGACGGAAATGGGAATGGCCAGTAGGTCACAGAAAGAACCCCCGAAGGGTTCGGTGAGAGGACGGACACAAAGCGGCCGGATGGCGTAAGCGCAAGCAGCAAGTCGCCTGAAGCTCCCACCGCCAAATGCAAGGCGGCGAGTCAGCAGAAACAGAAGCCTCTCTCCGAACCCTTTCATCTCCGATCGAGCGGCCAGCCGTCGGCATCGACGGCGCTTACACCCGTCTGCTCGTGCCTCTGCTTGATCGAATCGTGGCAGTGCTTGCACAGCGATTGCAGCTCACCGAGCACGAACAAATTCCAGTCACCGCGGTGCGCCTTGACGTGATCGACCACGCTCGCACGGACGACCAGCCCGTTCTCAGCGCAGAACTTGCAAAGCGGGTGTTCGAGCAGATGCAACCGCCGGCGCCGCTGCCAATAGCCGCCATAAAAATGATGCCAGGCCTCGCGCTCGGACATCGGCGGTCTTACTGTGCTACCCGATAAGAGCTTCGATATCGATCGGCTTGTCCGTTTGCCGATCGCGCGCGCGGAGCCCGAGCAGCATCGCGAGCGCCACCGCACCGTCGATGCGGAATCGCGCCTTGCCCTTGTCGAGCTTGCGGTTGCCGGCCGGATCGGTGGTGGCGATGGCGTTGCCGATGTTCCAGTTCAAGAGCGGGTTGTTGCCATGCACGAGCGAGCGCTCGGTGATCGCGAGCTCGAGCGCATCGATCGCCGGCGCCATGTCCTTGAAGCCCTGGCCCCACGGCACCACGCGCAAGCCATCGCCCTTGTCGCCGTCCTTGTAGGTCTGCAGCCCGAGCCGATCAAATTCACGCATCAGTTCGTCGATGCGCCAGCGATCATAGGCCAGGCCGCGAATCCGGTAGCGCTGTGTCAGTTCAGCCACGAACCGCGCGATCACCTCGGGCGCGATGCTCTTGCCAGGGCTGGTGTTGAGATGGCCGGCGTCGTGCCACTCGACATAACGCTGGTTGCCAGCGCCGAAATCGCGATCGCCATGCTCACGCAACAACTCGGCCGGCTTCCAGAACCAAGACTGCACTCGCATCGGCTCATCGACCGAGCCCATCACCAGCGCGGTGAGATCGAGCACGCTCGACAGGTCGAGGCCGAGATAAACGTCCTCACCATCGACGAACTCAATCGGGCCGCTTGCGGCACAAGCGAACCATTCGGCGCGAGCGATCAACGGCGATGACGGCGAGACCCGCTGATTGAGAAACAGATTGCGGACCTTCGGCTCTTCCGCCGGCATGCGCATCGCCTTGCGCACCGCGGTGACCAGGTCCTCGCGATCGCGAAAGATGCCGAGCGCCGGATTGGCCTTCACCCATTGCGCTTCATCGTCGAGCGCGCAGTCCTCGTCCGCGGCGTACAGATGACAAACGATTGCCGGATCAGTCTTCGACAATCCGTCGTCGATCAGCCTCGAAAGGATGTGCTCGGGATCGTTCGATTGCGTGCTGATGGTGACGAACAGCGGCTCCTCGCGGGCGCCGAACGAAGTGTCGAGGACGTCGTAGAGATCGCGATTCTTCGCCTGTGCCAGCTCGTCGTAGATGACGAGGCTCGGTAAATAGCCGTGCTTCGTACCAGCTTCCGCCGACACCGCGCGATAGATCGAGCCGGTCGGTCGCGCCACCATGGTCTTGGTCGAAGGCACCACCTCGACCATCGCCACCAACTCGGGCTCCTGCTCGATGATCTGGCGAGCGAACTTGAACACGATCGCCGCCTGGTCGCGATCGTTCGCTGCCGAATAGATTTCACCGTTCGGAATCGCTTCCGGTCCTACCAAGTGTGCTAGCGCCAGCGCCGCGATCAACGCCGTCTTGCCATTTTTCCGGCCGATGGACAGGATCGCTCGGCGCACCACCCGGCGCCCGTTCCGGTGCGGCTCGTAGATGTCCCGAATCCAATTTTTCTGGAACGTCGCCAGCTTGAACCGCTTCCCCTGGCCCTTCCCACTCGGCACCGTCAGCGTTTCGATGAACCTGATAACGCGCGCCGCGCGCCGCCTTCCGTCCAGCGTCCGCTTCACTTCCGCCGATAAGGCCGGCAAACTTCGACTTGACGCTTCCGGAAGCAACCCCAGCGGCGATGCGGGCGCGGGCGGCAGGAGTAAATCCGAACTCGGCGGCATATTTCACCATCTCGGCGGCAGATTGACTGGCAATCCCGACCAGTGGGTTCTTAATCGTGTTGCCGGTGTCAGACTTGATCATCAATCCGTGGTTCAGTGGGTCGCCTTCGGCCATCCTGGCAATCGCTTTTTCCGCCGCGACCCAACGCCCGTAAGCCTGGCAGTAAGCCGCGAACGGGCGTTCGTCGACAAGCGTCAACAATCCCAAGCGATATAACTCGGTGACAATTCGCCGCCATTCCACCTTGGCGTCGGACGTCAAAAACCCGGGCGGATCGGGAATGTCTGCGGCGGCAGCCGGTTCAACCTCAGGATGCAAACGGCGCTGGCCAGGATTGCCGCGTAGGATTTTTAGATGCGTCGGCGTCGGTTTTGGCCCCCTCATCTCATCACCCTTCGTCGCCCACCCAACCATAGCCCACCGGCCCAGGACCTAAGTCCAACCGGATTCGAACGGATCTAAATGTGCAGAATTTAAAGCGAAAG